AACCCGAACTGAGCACGCAAGGTGGTCAAGATCTGCGTTCAGTAGGCATCAGCCCTGCTGATATCGAAGCAGACATCACAGCTGGTGAAGAGATCGCAGGTGCCGCAGGTGCACCCGAAGGTGCTGTGGCACCCATGGCTCCAGGCATGGCCGGTGCTCCTGGCGCTGCCGCAGCTGGCGCAGGACCTGCCGGTGGTGCCGCTCCTGTGCCCACTATCTAATAAATACTGCCATGAACCTCTTTGAATTTTTCCACAAAGATCCTGCTGGTTACCAAGATCTTGCTGATGACAACAGCCAACCTCAGTTGGGCAAACTGCGCAAGACCAAACTCACGCTCAAGCAGATCAACAAACTGCGTCGCATGAACGATGTGCGGTCATACGAATACAAAGAAAAACTCCGAGATATCCGCAAGCAATATCAGCCTCCGGCCGCTCCGGCCCTGTAGAACCGGTCTTATCTCGGTTTCACAGTCATTTTCTACCACTTTTACCCCATAAACCGCATAGATTTAGGTGTGTGTCGTAAATATCACACAGAGCCATAACATTGGAGGAACCTCATGAACAAATTTGAACAGCTCATTGAATTCGTTATCAATGACGAAGAGCAGAAAGCCCGCGATCTTTTCCATGAGATCGTAGTAGAAAAAAGCCGTGCCATCTATGAAGACTTGATGGCCGAAGAAGAAATTGAAGAAGCCAAAGACGAAGAAGAACTCGACGAAGCCAAGGACAAAGACGAAGAAGAACTCGACGAAGCCAAGGACGAAATGGAAGAGTCTGATTCTTTGGAAGAAGACAGCGATGACGCCATGGGCCGTATGGATCAATACGATGAAACCATGGGCGGTGATCAAGCAGATCAACTGATCGACGAAATCGAAGTGGAAGAAGAAGGTCTTTCCATGGAAGGTGAAGGCGAAGAAGAGGCTGCTGATGATCTAGAAGATCGCGTTGTAGATCTCGAAGACAAACTAGATGAACTCATGGCCGAATTTGAAGCCCTCATGGGCGACGAAGGTGCCAACGGCGACATGGAAGTTGACATGGATGCAGAAGTTGGCGGCGGTGATGAGATTGAAATGGACAGCGAAGCAGAAGCTGACATGGACGTAGAAGATGAGACCATGGAAGGTCTTGAAGAAGCCATCAACTTGAAGGCTGCTCCTGCTCCTGTGAAATCAGAAGATGCTGGTATCAACAAAAAATCCACTGTTGCAGCTAACAGCGGAGCCAAAGGTATGGATGGTAAGCCTGTGATGAGCACTGGTGCAGACGAAAAAGGTCGCCCAGCACCCACAGCCAAGGACATCATGAGTGGCGAAGTGCAAAACGCACCTGCGAAGAGCACAGTCAAACAAAGTCCTGCTACCAAGCCACATCTAGCACAGGCCACTGGTGTAAACACCAAGAGCCCTTACTAATAGGTTAAGTTCAGAGTTATGGCTCGATACCTCAGAGAACACCTTACTTTTGATGCCGCACGCATAGTGCTTGAAGGCGTCGAAGGTAAGGACCTTTACATGAAAGGTATCTGCATCCAGGGTGGTGTGAAAAATGCCAACGAGCGTGTGTATCCTGTAAACGAAATTGAAAAAGCAGTAAAGCAAATCAATGAGCAAATACAGGGTGGATATTCTGTGTTGGGCGAAGTTGATCACCCCGATGACCTTAAAATTAACCTAGATCGTTGCAGTCATATCATGACAGAAATGTGGATGGATGGCCCCAACGGATTTGGTAAGTTAAAAATTCTCCCAACGCCAATGGGCAATTTGGTGCGCACCATGCTTGAGTCAGGTGTGAAATTAGGAGTTTCAAGCCGCGGTAGCGGAAACGTTAACGAGGCCAATGGACATGTCAGTGATTTTGAAATTGTCACTGTCGATGTTGTCGCCCAACCCAGTGCGCCCAACGCATATCCCACAGCTGTCTACGAAGGACTCATGAACATGAAATATGGTCATCGAGTGCTAGAGATGGCCAAAGATGCTGGCGGAGACGACAAGGTACAGAGATACTTGAAGAGCGAGATTTCTCGTTTGATCAAAGATCTCAAGATTTAGGAGAAACGCATGCTAGATGCCATCAAACCGTTACTAGATAGCGACCTAATCAACGAGGAAACTCGCACAGCAATCTCGGAACAATGGGAATCAAAGCTGAGCGAGGCTCGTGAAGAGGTGCGTGCAGAACTCAGAGAAGAGTTTGCACAACGCTATGAGCATGACAAACAAGTGATGGTGGAAGCCCTAGATCGCATGGTAACAGATGGTCTTGCCGCAGAGATCCAAGCAGTGGCAGCTGAAAAGCAGTCATTGGCCGAAGATCGTGTCAAGTTCCAAGTCAAGATGAAGGAATCAGCAACGAAGTTTAACGACTTCATGGTTTCTAAACTTGCCGAAGAAATTGGCGAACTGCGCAAAGATCGCAAAACACACAATGAATCAATCCAGAAATTGGAAAGTTTTGTTGTGAAAGCTCTTGCCCAAGAGATTACAGAATTCGCACAAGACAAGAAGGACGCGGTGGAAACCAAAGTTCGTCTAGTCCGCGAAGCACGTAAGCAATTGGAAGCATTGAAATCACGTTTCGTGAAAGAAAGTGCTACCAAGATGAGCCAGAGTGTTGCCAAGCATTTGAAGGCTGAACTTAGCCAGTTACATGAAGACATCAAAGTTGCTCGCGAGAACAATTTTGGTCGTCGTATTTTTGAAGCATACGCCGCAGAATTTGGTGCCACTCATCTCAATGAGAACGCTGAAATCCGCAAACTGCGTGATACAATCGCTTCAAAAGATCAGAAATTGGCCGAAGCCATCCAACTCACCGAGAAAGCAAAAGTTCTCGTTGAAAACAAGGAACGCGAGATTCGCGTGATCAAGGAATCCAATGAACGTGCAAACGCCATGGAAGAATTGCTTGCTCCTCTCAATGAAGAGAAGCGAGAAGTCATGAAGAATCTGCTCGAAAACGTCCAAACGACCCGTCTCAAGGGCGCTTTCGAAAAATATCTACCAGCTGTGTTAGCTGACAATCGTCCTGCGAAAGCCCGTAAAGTGATCGCAGAGAGTGTTAGTGAAGTAACTGGTGATAAATCTGCAAAGGTTGTAGCGGAAGAAGACACTGCTTCTAAGAGCAATGTGATCGACCTCAAACGCCTAGCAGGGCTTTAATTCTTAGGAAGGAAGAAGGAGACATTATGTCACAAGAACTATTAGAAAGCCGTTGGGACGAGACCAAAGAAGCCCTCATGGAAGGTTTGAATGGTGCTCGCCGCAACACAATGGGTGTGATCCTCGAAAACACCCGCAAGTATTTGAAAGAGAACGCAAGTGCTGGTTCCACAGTATCTGGTAACATCGCTACATTAAACCGTGTGATTCTGCCAGTTATCCGACGTGTCATGCCAACTGTTATCGCTAACGAGTTGGTTGGTGTTCAGCCAATGACAGGTCCTGTAGGCCAGATCCACACTCTGCGTGTGCGTTATGCTCAGTCATTGACTGACAATTCAGCTGCTCAGACATCCGTCACAGCAGGTGAAGAAGCACTCAGCCCATTCAAGATCGCTCAGGCTTACTCCACAGTGCCACAAAACGAAGGTACAGCCACCACTTATACTGGTGCCGCTACTGCTACCCTCGAAGGCAACGGTGGTAAGCAAATTTCTGTGCAAATCCTGAAGCAGGCTGTTGAAGCTAAAACACGCAAATTGCAAGCACGTTGGACATTTGAAGCTGCACAAGATGCACAAGCCATGCATGGCATTGACATCGAAGCAGAAATCATGGCAGCTCTAGCGCAAGAAATTACCGCTGAAATTGATCAGGAGATCCTCCTGTCACTCCGCACTCTTGCATCAACAGAGTTTACATACAACCAGGCTACTGTATCAGGCACAGCCACATTCGTTGGTGACGAACATGCCGCATTGGCAGTTTTGATCAACCGTGTTGCTAACTTGATCGCTCAGCGCACACGCCGTGGCGCTGGTAACTGGGCTGTTGTATCGCCTGCTTCATTGACTGTTCTTCAGTCTGCAACAACATCAGCTTTTGCCCGCACCACAGAAGGCACATTCGAAGCACCCACAAACACCAAGTTTGTTGGTACATTGAACGGCGCTATGCGTGTGTTCTGCGACTCTTATGCCGCAGATACAACACCTGTGTTGGTTGGTTACAAAGGCGCAAGCGAAACAGATGCAGCCGCGTTCTACTGCCCATACATCCCATTGATGTCAAGCGGTGTCGTGCTGGATCCAAGCACATTCGAACCAGTCGTATCATTCATGACACGTTACGGCTATATCGAACTCACAAACACAGCATCTTCGTTCGGTAACGCCGGCGACTATGTTGGTGAGATTGCTGTTTCCAACTTGTCATTCTCCTAATCCGTTACGGAAAAGGAAAAAACAAAAACCCGCTTCGGCGGGTTTTTTGTTGGCTATAAATATTGTCATGATTGGCAAAGTAAACATTGGGTTGGGCACACCGGCCATCCGACCACAAGCACCCATAGGTGTTGCTATTGGTTATGTTGTGATCAAACCTTTGCCCCCACCAGCCAATCATAGTCTGATAGTAAAAACACCATAAGTATTGCGATGCAAGATCTGCATTGGCGCTACAACTTCAACACTGATCAGTTTGATTTTGTTGAAAACAATCCTCACCAGCACTATGAACCGTTGTTGAAACAGGTCCATCGTCCAACCCTGGTCATTGACTGCAATTTAGTCAAAGGTCAAGACATAGAACATTACGTAAAGACCGTGGTTGATCGGGCCAGCGCCGATAACATCAGATTTGAACAGATCATATTTGACGGCACGCAAGATCCTGTCACAGACTATCGAGACAAGTCTATCATACTGGATAACATCGCTGGTGAATTCCGTATACCTTGTTTTTTTGGTTTGAGCCAGTTTGATCTCACACAGCATCAACATCTCCGAGAGATTACATATCCCAGTTGGTTGTTTGTTTTTAAAAAACAATCGCTGTGTCGCGAGTTCCCCAGTCATGATAGAACACATGCGTTCTCCTGTCTCAATCGCAATCCCACGTTCCATCGTTTGGTGTTCTATACCATGGTCAAAGATCTTGGACTGCTGGACAAGTTTATCTACAGTTTCTATGATCGCTGTCCCTATCAGGGGCATCCAATCACTGCATACCAATATCGTGGATTGGCCAATCTCATAGGCGATGAACTGGCACAACGATGCATCACAAACATACGAGATTTTCCCATGGCATGGCAAGGCGAAACCTTAGGACAAAACGACCATTCTTTGGCGCATCCAGCCTATCAAGATGCATGGTGCAATGTGGTCACAGAGACATCGGCCTTGATCAGTTTTACTAGCGAAAAGATCTGGAAACCCATCGCTGCCGGACAACTATTCCTTGTGGTGGGTGCGCCTGGAACCACTGCATGGTTGAAACGACTGGGATTCCATACTTTCTGTGATGACTATGATCTCAAACAGAATTTCAGCAGTAGGTTGCATCTCGTGGCCGAAGTGGTCAATCAGCATCACGCAGACACACGAGATTGGTGGCATGCCAATCGTTTCCATATTGAACACAATTTCCATTGGTTCCATTCAGGCAATGTGGAACAACAGATCCTGGCACCGGTGGTAGCCCTGCTTAATGGCGAAAGATCATAAATACTCTTACACAACGCAATTCAGCGTTTTATGCAGGCATCAACCCCCTGCGTAGCGGCTAGAACCCGCATTGGGCTTCTTTAAGGAGAAAACAAAATGGGACGTCCTCTCAAAATCAAAAACATCTCGGAAACGAGTTATAACTCTTCAACCGGCGCTAATCCCGGAGTTGACATCGGCTTCAATCCTTTTTCAGCACTGACAGCACCCGTGGTACCCACAGGTTTCACACCTGGTTCGGCCACTGAATATGAAGGTGTGGTTGGTGGATCCAACACAGTGGATTCAGCAAACTATCCCACTGTGAAATGCCGTGTGCGTATCACAGGTTTTGCTGAAGAAGATGGTTACATCATCACACAAAAAGGCGCACACAAGTTCTTGGTTGGTGGCACGACCGCTCGCACAGCATTGGTATCAGGCACAGCGTATCGCATCACTGTTGTTGGCGACACCAATTGGACTGCTTACGGAGTAACTGGCACACCCACAGTGGGTCAAATCTTTACTGCTACAGCCGCACTTGGTAGCACCGGCACAGGTCGAGTAAACGCAGTTGGTGTTTGCATCTTAGCCGACGAAGCCGATACAACATTGACTTCGGGCAATATGAACATCACGTTCACATTGAATGACTCTACAGCACGCCGTATCAGCAAGTTGACCAACAAGTTCATCTTGGACTTCACAGGTGGATCTACCTATGCTGCCACCAGCGTGGTCAATGATGTGCGTTATGCTGCCAACTTCTTTACAGACGAAGGCACAGTTATCAAATCGGGCACAACCGGATCTGGTAACACAGGCACACAGCAGAATCTTTTGGATCTTGGCATCGTAGAAAACTACAACAGCTAAAATACCTAAGGCTCGGAAATCCTCCCCAGATACATACAGGGAGGATTTTTTATGACCACAGCATTTGTTTTGGGCAACGGCCGCAGCCGCGAACCCATCGATCTTGCACAATTGAAAACACAAGGGCCAGTGTATGGATGCAATGCCTTGTATCGCACGTTCACACCTGATGTGCTGATAGCCACTGACCGTCCCATCGCCACGGCCATACAAGATTCGGGCTATGCCAAGAAGCATCGTTTCTACACCCGCAAACCCTTGCCTGAAAGCGGTGCGCACAGATTGGACAGCAAATATCAAGGATTCAGTTCCGGTCCCAATGCAGTGGCCTTGGCTTGTCTTGATGGATATCACTGCATTTACCTGCTGGGATTTGATCTTGGAACCACCAATGGGCAGTTCAACAATCTCTATGCTGACACGCAGTTCTACAAAAAAAGCCAGGATCCGCCCACATTCAGCGGCAATTGGGTCAAACAGATCATACAGATCTGTGGGGATTTTCCTGCCAGAGAATTCATACGGGTAGAAGGCCTGCAATCCGCTCGAGTGGCCGGTTTTGACACAGTGAAAAATCTGCGTAGCATGCCAATTTTGGAATTCCAAACCCTGCTAAATACAGCAAAAGGGCAGATATGACCAGTTACAAACGCATCGACGGCGATTACTACATCCAGACCATTGATCCTCCCACGCAGAAGGTCTATATCGACACGGATACCACTGTGAGTGGAAACTTGACGGTGCAAGGTAATTTGACCTATATCAATGTGGACGAACTCAATGTCAAAGATCCGTTCATCCTGGTCAACTCGTCCAACACAGGAAGCTACGCATCAAATTCTGGTTTGCTCACGCATCGCACTGCTTCAAACTTTGCGGGCCTGCGATACAACAACAACACAGCACAATGGGAACTGACCTCGTCCACAGACACCACGGGCTTGACAGGATCATGGACTCCTATCGCCACAGGTAACACAGTAGTTCCGGGTGGTTCAAACACAGCGGTGCAGTTCAACAACGGAGATGGCACATTTGGTGGCAATGCCGGTCTGACATTTGATTATGCCACCAGCGAACTCACACTAGATGGAACTTTGGTGCTGGAATACAACGGCGCCACTCCCACTGCCATTGGCAATGCGGCCACAATAACATCCGATGTGCCTGGTAGCGGAGGCACTGGCATATACTTCAACAACGATGCCAATCAGGATGAGTTGATAAGCAAATCCAAAGCCATTGTTTTCAGCATAATATTCTAAGGAACAGATCATGACTATAGCAGTAGGAAACGTAACAACAGCAGCCGGTAATATCTACACCAGTTCGGGCAACACGGCTATCACATTTTTGAGTTTCACAAACTACTCAGCTGGCAACGTGGTTGCCAATGTGTATGTGGTGCCCAGCGGTAGCTCAGCCGGCAACAGCAACACCATATTGAGCCAACTGTTGATCACTGCCAACGATACCTATCAGTTGTATGCGGGCAGTGAAAAACTGCTGTTGGGACCAGGCGATACAGTGCGGGCCGATGCCAATGCCAACAATGCTATCACCACAGTCGCAAGTTTCACCACTATCTAATGGGTTACTTTGTCAAAAATCGTCAACTGCAAAGCGGTAGTTCCAGCATAGTGGTTCCTGCTGGCGATTCCAGCACACGTCCCACAGCACCGGTTTTTGGCAGTTTCCGTTATAACACAGACATAGGCACGCTGGAATTTTTCAACGGTTCTGTATTTCGCCCTGTGGGCATAGGCGGAGAACTCAATGTAGATGTCTACAGCGACACCGGCGATGGCTCTACCTTGACTTTTAGCCTCACCAATACCACAGCAATTTCTGCAGATGATCAAGTCATTGTGTTCATAGGTTCTGTGTATCAGCAACCTGGTACCACATACTCAATCACGGGCGGTGGTTACGACATAACTTTTACTTCGGCTCCGCCCGATGGCGAGCCCATAAACGTCATCAGGAGCGTGGTCGCGCCCACACAACCATAAGCCCATAAATAGTAAAAAGGGCTATCGATGGCAATATCTCGCATTTCCGGCAATATATTGCAGGACAACCTGCAACGTGGTGCCAATCTCAGCATCCAGGGCAACCTGATCTACTTTGATGTAGACAACAATCGTGTTGGCGTGCTAACCAGCACACCTGCGGATGATTTCACAGTTTTGGGTGTGGCCAATGCGTCAAATGTTCGCATCACTTCGGCCACGGCCAATGGCGTATTTTATGCTGGGTCTACACAGTTAGCTCTAACTAATTCTGGATTTACCTATGATGGCACCAATGTAGCCGTCACTGCGAATTTAACTGCTGGTAACTTGATATCCACCGGCGCTGTGATAGGTAATGTCAGCATATCTGGCAACCTGGTAGTGGCCAATCTGGTGGTGCAGGAGTATTTCACTGGCAATATCGTAAACATTTCAAACACAGTCACAGTGGGTGGCAATGTCACAGGTGGCAACATCGTGTCCAATGCTGCCATATCGGCCGCTACCACTGTCACTGCCACTGGTAATATCACGGGTGGCAATGTCATATCCAACGCCGCTATTTCAGCGGCCACAACAATCACGGCCACTGGCAATATCAATGGTGGCAACTTGTATTCTTCTGGCAACATAGTGGCCATTGGCAATGTGACAGCACCCAACATTGTAACCAACACTGTCACAACCAGTTCTGGTGATCTCACGCTGAATTCTGCCAGCGGTGTGCTACAATGGGACGGCACTGGCAACATAGTGATGAACTCACAGTGGATCAATGGGCTGTCCAATCCACAACAGTCCTATGATGCCGCTACCAAACAATATGTTGACGATGCGGTGTCATCGGGAATCCATATCCACACTCCAGTCTATGTTGAGACTCCGGTAGCATTGCCCGCCGCAACTTATACCCAAGGCGGCAACACTTTCACAGTGACAGATACCATAGCAGGTAACGTGGTAGTGTTTTCTTCAGCGGCCAATCTGCAGATCAATGATCAACTGTGGTTTGCAAATTCTTTTTCTGGCATCGCAGGCAACACTGCTTATTTTGTAGTATCTACTCCCAATGCATCAGCGGCCGTGCTCACTACCATTTACAATGGTGTACCAGTGGCCAACATCACATCGGCGGCTGGTCTCACACAAGGTGTGACAGTGAATTCTGGTATAGGAGCCACGCTCACTGCCAATGTCAATGCTCAACTCACCGTGGATGGTGTCAATCCCACAGTGGGTCAGCGTGTGTTGGTTTATCAGCAAGCCTTGGCCTATGAAAATGGTGTGTATGTGGTCAGCCAGACTGGTAATGTGTCTGCGCCATGGATACTCACACGTTCTAGCGATACGGATACATACGAACCAGATACTTCCACTGGTCTGGACCAAGGTTCCTATTTCTATGTTCAGGCAGGTAACACCGGAGCCGGAGAAAGTTATGTAAAAACAGCACCTCCAGGTCCATTTATCATTGGCTATGCTAACATTGAATTCACACAGTTTAGTGCCAGCCAAGTCTACTCGGCCAACACAGCCGCAGGTTTGGTGCTCAATGGCACTGTGTTCGCTGCCAAGGTGGACAACGACACCACGGCCTTTGACGGATCGGGCAATATATCAGTCAAGCCCGGGGCCAATTTGGTCACACCCAACATTGGTAATGCTGTAGGCAACAGCCTCACAGTCAATGGCAATATCACGGCCGCCAATCTAAATGCCAATCTTGGTGTCTATACCGCGACTCTCACAGCCACCGAAACAGCGATAGTCGGTAATCTCAGCACTCAAGGATTTGTGGCAGCCACGGGTAATGTATGGGGTGGCAATGTGATATCCAATGCTGCCATATCAGCCACAACCACTATATCGGCCACTGGTAACATCACCGGTGGTAACTTGACATCAAATGCCGCTATCAGTGCCGCTACCACTGTGAGTGCCACTGGCAATATCACAGGTGGTAATTTAGTGTCAAACGCTGCCATATCTGCTGTGACTACAATTTCTGCCACTGGCAATATCACCGGTGGCAATGTGACTTCAAATGCTGCCATATCAGCCACAACCACTATATCGGCCACTGGTAATATCACGGGTGGCAATGTCATATCCAATGCTGCCATATCGGCCGCTACCACTGTCACTGCCACTGGTAACATCACGGGTGGCAATATCATATCCAACGGTTCTATCAGTGGAATCACACTCACGATCACCGGCAATGCCGCAGTGGGCAACATACTCACTGATGGATACTATTATGCCAATGGTGCTCCTGTTGATTTCCAACAGCCCGCTGGGTCCAATACCCAGATACAATACAACCTCAACAGTGATTTTGGCGCATCCGCTAATTTAACCTATGACCAAGCAACCAATATCTTCCAGGTAGGATATGGCACCGGTGGTAACATCCAAACAGACACGCTCACTGTGACTGGGTCAATCACTGGCGATGACATCACTGCCCAAGGCAATCTACAAGTCAACGGCGATGCTATCATAGATGGCAATCTCACTGTCAATGGCGATTTAGTCTACAACAATGTGACCAGCCTCAACATTGAGGACCCAATCATTTCCATGGGTCGTGGAGCCAACAACACTCCATTGACTACCAATGATGGCAAGGATCGCGGCGAGCAACTGTGGTATTATTCAACTTCTGAGAAATCTGCTTTCATAGGTTACGATAATTCCGCAGGAAATCTCCTGGCAGCCAAAGATGTGACCATCGCCAACGAGATAGTGACTGTCAATCAATTTGGAACTTGGCAAATTGGTAATCTCTACGGAGAATCTGCGCTGATTGTTGGCAACACAGTCAGCGGTAATCTAGCCACAGCAGGCCAAATTTCTGCCACAGGAAACATCACTGGTGGCAATGTCATAGCCAACGCATTGATCACTGGTCAAGATCTTTCTATCGCTAACAGTGCTGTCATTACTGCCAACGTCACAGCAGGTAATGTTTCTACTGGTTCTGGAAATATTTCAACTGGAAATATCACTGTAACAGTCAATGTAAACAGTGGTAACATCGTTAATCTTGGAACAATAGACAGTACCGGTAACATCACCACTCCTGCCAATGTGCAAGGCAACTATCTCATTGCTAATTCAGCCGTGATTGGCAATGTCACGATCACAGATCTAGATGTAGGAAATATCTCAGCCACCGGATACGTCAATGTTACCGGTAATGTTACCGGTGGTAACTTGACATCAAACGCCGCTGTATCGGCTGCTACTACTGTATCAGCTACCGGTAACATTACCGGTGGTAATTTAGTTTCCAATGCCGCGATCAGTGCGTCTACAACAATCACTGCCACTGGTAACATCACTGGTGGCAATGTCATATCCAACGCATTGATATCGGGACAAGATCTAAACATAGCCAACAGCGCAGTCATTGTCGCCAACGTCACAGCAGGTAATTTATCTGTAGGATCCGGCAACATCAATGGTGGTAATATCACTATCTTGGCCAATGTGACCAGTGGTAACATCATCAATCTAGGAACACTGACCAGCACAGGCAACATAACCACGCCAGCCAACGTGCAGGGCAACTATCTCATTGCCAATTCAGCAGTGGTTGGCAATGTTAGCATAACCGATTTGTATGTGGCCAATATCTCAGCCACAGGACAGGCAAACGTCAATGGCAACGTCAGTGTTGGTAATTTAATTTCCAATTCTGCCGTATCGGCAGCAACTACCATATCGGCCACAGGCAATGTCACCGGCGGAAACATAGTAAGCAATGCCTTGGTTACTGGCGCCAATGTGCAAGTATCCACCCTAACTGCCAATCGTGTGGTATACGTTGGCACCGATAGTTATCTAGTGGACAGTGCTAACTTTACCTTCAATGGAACCACAGCCAATATCCAAGGCCAGTTGATAGTTGATAACTTTACCATTGACGGCACAGCAATCACATCCAACACCAACGTTACTTTAACAGCCACAACAGGTAATCTAGTGCTGATACCTGCCTCTGCTGGTGTGACACAGATTACTAGTACCACTGCGCTGACCATACCCACGGGTAATACTGCACAGCGTCCCGGATCACCTGATCAAGGTGCGTTGCGATTCAATACCAATACATTGTTGGTCGAAGTCTATGACGGCACTGAGTGGGATGTGGTAGGTCAAGATTTAGTAGATATCACCAGCCAAATTATCAATGGCGATGGCGCAACTTCGGTATTTGCCTTGAATGAAACTGCTACATCTGATTCTATTTTGGTCAGCATCAACGGTGTGAGCCAAGTTCCTGTTTTTGCTTACTCTGTCACAGGCAACGTCATAACATTCACAGAAGCTCCATCGGTGGCGGATCAAATTGAAATACGTTTCATAAGCCAGTTACAAGTGGTCACAGAAATCAGCAACTCCGCTGGCAATGCTATTGTAAATGTCAGTGACGCTACCGCACAAGTCAATATCACAGGCAATCTGTTACCGACAGCCAACGTCACTTATGATTTGGGCAACACCACTCTGAGATGGAATGATCTATATCTAGCAGGCAATTCGATCTATCTTGGCAACGTGATACTGACCAACCAAACTGGCAATGCCATTGGTTTCTTTGCCGCAGATGGGACCACTCCTGCCACGATATCCAGCGGCGGCGGGCTAGATGTTGGCACTGGCAATTTAAGTGTAGGCAACATATTCAACAACAATGCCAACGGCGTTGGCAACATTGGTTCCAGCGGCACATATTTCAATACTATATTTGCCAAAGCAACATCTGCTCAGTATGCGGACTTGGCGGAATATTTTGCTGCCGATGGCGCTTATCAGCCCGGGTGGGTAATGATTTTTGCGGGCGACAGCGAAGTCACAGAAAGTTACCAGTATGCTGATCAACGATTGGCCGGTGTGATTTCCACTGATCCTGCCTATATCATGAACGCAGGTCAAGCAGGTGTGCCCATAGCCATGGCAGGACGTGTACCTTGCTGGGTGGTAGGTCCTGTGGCCAAAGGCGATGTGCTGACCACGTCAGGCCGTGCTGGACATGCAGAAAAACTAGCAGATAATGACTGGCGCCCGGGTGTGATCGTGGGCAAAGCACTGGAAACGTGCGGTGCAGGCCCGCACAAAATTATGATAGTGATTGGCGCCTGGTAACAGATCTTTTTGGCCGGACCGCTAAATAATACCATAGAGCGGAGCGAAGTGACATATTATGGCCATTACACGGATAAAAAACAATCAGATTACCGATTCATCAACCGGTAACGTATACCTTGGTATCAACGCAGGCGTCAAACTGCAAGATTACTCAATCACAGCAGGCAAAATAGCCAACAGTCTGGTCTACGGATCAGATCTTACAGTATCTGGCAACTTGACAGTCAACGGAACTACCACAACCATTGACACAGTCAGTGTTGTTATTGAAGATCCCATACTGTTGCTGGCCGCCAATCAATCAGGTGCTCCTAGTTTGGACATTGGTTTCATTGGCGAACGTGGCAGCAGCCAAAACATCGCTTTTGTTTGGGATGAATCTCAAGGTGAGTTTGTCACGGTATTCACCAATGACACCACTACCAATACCACGGTCACTATCGCTAGTTACGCCAGTTTCCACACCAATGACGCCAACATTGGTGGCAACATCGTCATCAACGGCACCACAAGTTTGGTCGGCAATATTATCACGGATGCAGCCATCACTGGCAATGTGCGTGCCGGCAATCTTTCCACAGTGGGTCAAATTTCCGCTACCGGTAACATCACCGGTGGTAACTTGGTTTCCAATGCGGCTGTCATAGCCGCAGGCAATATTTCAACAACCACTGGTAACATATCCGGTGGTAACATTTCTACCACTGGCAACATCGATGCCACAGGTAATGTCACTGCTGGTAATTTGATTTCCAGTGGCGCTGTGATTGGTAACGTTACCATTACTGGTAATCTGGCTCTTGGCAACCTCAGTGTATCTGGACAAATAAACACTACCGGTAACATCACTGGTGGTAACCTAGTAAGCAACGCCGCAGTGTCAGCGGCAACCACTGTGAGTGCCACTGGCAATGTCACAGGTGGCAATGTGGTAAGTAATGCTTCCGTATCTGCTGCCACCACTGTATCCGCAACTGGCAATATTACCGGTGGTAATCTTATATCAAACGCCGCTGTTGTGGCAACCGGTTTGATTTCCAGCGGAGCAAACATTTCTGCCACTGGCAATATTTTTGGTGGCAATATCACTGCTAACAGCACTCTGTATGCTGTTCATCTGGAGACCACAGGCAACGCTACTATTGGTGGCAACTTAGTGGTCCAAGGCAATCTGACCTACATCAACATCGATGACTTGCGGGTAGAAGATCCCATAATCATCATGGGCACAGGTGCCAATGGAGCACCGTTGACCTCAGATGATGGTATGGATCGTGGTATCTACATGGAATACTACAAAGCAGCCACAGGCAAAGGTAATGCTTCGGTATTCTGGGATAACTCTACCGGCAACGTTGTAGCTGCTGCCAATGTAAACTTCAGCGGAAACAACATCGTCAATGTGGTGCAGTATGGCACGTTCCAAGCAGGCAATATCTATGCTGAAAGCGTAGTATCAGTAGGCAACATTTCTGGTCCATTTGTAGCGCCAGGTTCTAACACACAGATTTTGTTCAACAACAACGGTTTAATTGCCGGTGATGCAGGAATCACATATGATGCCACTACTGATGCATTGACCGTTCTTGGTAACATCACAGGCGGTAATATATCCACAGGCGGCCGCATCGATGCCACAGGCAATATCAACACTTCGGCCAATCTCAATGCGTTGAGTGGCAATATCAATGCACAACAACTCTACATAACCGGCAATGGCACAGTAATTGGTACCTTTACTTCCACAAGCAATATCGTAGCCAATGTTTCTGGTATTTTCTTTGGTCAAGCGCCCACAGGTAACTTGGCCATACAAGCAGGTGTTGCAGGATTTACCCCTCTGGGTTCCAACATAGTAGCACAGTTTTCGGGCAACACCAATTCATACAGCCAGATTAACTTTGAAAACATCAACGCTGGCCCCATTGCATCTACAGACTATGTGGCCACTGCTGACAACGGAACCGACTCCACATTTTTCATTGACATGGGTATTGGTTCCAGCACTCATGATGATCCTGCTTTCTTTGGCGACACTTCTTCACTCAATGACGGTTACTTATACGTAGTGGCCAACGCACAAACAGGTGGAAGCACGTCACGTGGTAATTTAATGCTGGGTTCTACCAACGGCAACGTAAAAATATTTGTTGGCAACACAGCAGAAGCCAATGTGCGTGCAGTAGCATCTACACAAGGCATTGATATCACCAACGGCAATTTATATGTTGCCAGTATAACCAGCCGCACAGGTCGCGTCACAGTAAACAGTGACAGCTCTGACACAGACTTTGCGGTCAACAGTGACACCACTGCCAACATATTCTATGTTGATGCAGGCACGTCTACAGCGTCATTTGGTAACTCCACACAGGTAGCCAATGCCGTAGTTTCATTCCAATCCAGTAACTCAATCCTGATACCACGCGGTAACTCCGCACAGCGTCCGGCCACTGGCGTCACTGGTATGATCCGTTTCAA